CCTTCCAATTGGTTGTTGTATGAAAGCCCCAAGCATAAAGGACTACCCTAAAAAGGTATGCATTGGGCCCGCCCGCGTGCCCTATAAAGTGCGTTTTGTAGACGTGCCCCGTAGCAAGTTCCTGGGTCAGTGTTCTTTTAAAAGACAGACCATAAAGCTTAATAAGAACCAGAATCGCGAGGCATTGTTTATGACCTACCTTCATGAACTCCTTCACGCCATGGAGTTTGAGTCGGGCAATAGGGTGCCACATAAAATAATTTACCGCTTTGAATCGCAACTATATTTCTTTATAATGAACAATCTAACAGCATTTAATCACAGGAGAACCAAATGAAACTTAAGAAAACCAAGTTTGCCCCCAAAGCCCAAGAACCCCGTTCGGCAGCAGAGATTGAGAAAGAATACCAACTGACTTGCGCAGCCCTGGGTGGCGTTACGTATCAGATTGAGGCTCTGGATCAGAAGTCTAAAAACTTCCTTAACCGCATTAATGAGTTGGTTAGCGAGAACGCACGCCGCCTCGAGCTCGACAAAGCCGAAGCAGAGAAGACTGAAAATGGCCAACAAGCCTAATGCCCGTGAACAGCTTGCTTTAAAGCTGGCTAAGGTCGAGGGCCGTCTCGAAGGCCTAAAACAGGCCCTGTCGATAGATCCCAATGAACTAGTTCAGGCTATTAAGAACACCGAAGCATTGGGTGAGGGCTATAGAGAGGCACTTGAGATGCTGGGTAATGAAGAATCCCCGGTACCCGTACGCCCTGTTCAGGCACCTGTTTATGTTAACCCGGTAGCAGTGGACCCCGCTATGCAGAATGCCATGCAGCAGTTTCAGCAGCAGCAACCCACTGCCCCGTCTGTTAAACCGTATTTAGCCCAGAAGGCTGCCCGCGTGGCTGCCGGAAAGCGATAAATGAAACGAGTCAAGAAAGCATTCTACAAACTTGTGGCCTTCGTGCCCCGCGCCCTGCCTTTTGGCGCTAAAGAGTTTGAGGTCTGGGCATCACGTATTATCTTTACATACGATTTGCCGGATAATGACTCTAGTCGCTGGGCGCTAGCCACCATGATTTTGCACAGTGGCGCTACCGAAGCTACTAAGCCCGACCGTTATTTTGGTCGCTGCGCCCGTAAAGCCGGCGCTAATGAAGTGGCTAACTACACCATGATGACGCTTAAGAAGAAACAGCAAGATGCCGAAGCAGCACGCCTAGCCGCAGTTAAAGAGGCCGAAACGCTGGCCGCCGGATCTCAAGCAGTATAAATGTATGAGCGAGTTTGATAGCAAGGAATTCTTAGCCCTTAAGACTAAGTGGTACAAGAAGCTTGCTAAAAGCGGGTTTTCAGATGCTGAAAATAGCAGTGGTAACTTGCTGCAGGGCTCTAACCCATACGCGTATAGGAACCGTACGTTATACGGAGTGAAGAGCACGGATGTGGTGGCCCAATTCCACGAAACGGGCATTAATGCAGTGAGGGACTATTTTGATTTGGCTGGCGAGTTCCTTCGGGTGCATAAGTTTAAGAATGCTAAACAGAAAGAAATGTGGCGACTACACTCCGAAGGCCTATCAGCTAAAGAAATGGCAAAGCTCCACCCCAGGCAATCGGGCTATAAGAAGACTAATGTGTACGATGTTATTAAAACCCTGCGAGATGAAATGCTACAACTTAAGTGGCGAAAGGTAGCAGATGAGTAACGACGGCATTATAGTGCGGGAAGCAAATGAAGGGGACGTGTCCTTTATATTTGCCACTGCCCTTAGAAACACCTGGTACTCTAATCAGCTGGAAACCACACTTCCCAAGGCTAAGTGGATGCAGCTTAAGCATTTCGAAATAGAGCGCCAACTTGATTCTTACCCCACACTTGTGGCCACTCTGGCATCGGACCTAGATATTATACTTGGGTATGCTATAGTGTCCCCCACGCCCTATGTGTACATAAAGAAGGCATGGCGCAATACGGGTGTTGAGCACCTTCTAAATACTGAAATACGTAAACTAACCCTAAAACAGGAGACCTCACAATGATCAAAGTAATAGCTGCACAAATGCATAGCACCATCTGGGTACCGGGCCCGGGGGAGCTCAAGAAAACCCTCGATTCTAAAAACTATAAGAATATGGAGATGCAATACTCTAGTGAGGGCGTTTATATTCACTATAAGGGCTTTAAATTTCTGTTACCTGTGTCTAACTTCCAGTCTATTGTATTCGATCCCGAAGCTCAGTACTTCGTAGATTTTAGCAAGTAATTATGGTCACGCGGTATTTTTCTGGCCAGAAGTCCCAAGACCCAGCCGAAGAGTTCACTCTGGAATCCCTGCTGGTTAAAGCCACTAAAGTGCTGCGGTCTGACTTGCAAGCCATTACCCTCGAAGCGACTAAGGGTAAGCTTGGGCCGGCGTCTGCGAGGGACCTAGTAGCCTACGTTAGACTGCTATCTGACCTTAAAGCTGACCAAGAAGAAGACCTAAGCAAGTTAACTGATGAGCAATTAAAGGCATTAATCGATGGCAATACTAAATCGGAGTAGTATCGAGCGGGAGCGGGAGCGCCGGGCTAAGGTCTCAACTGTTAAGCCGATTGTTCTCGATCCCAATTTTAAGCCTCAAAATGAGTTCATTAACGACCCTGCACGCTATATAGCCGTTCAGTGCTCCCGGCGGGCCGGTAAGACTAACGGGCTGGCCATTAAGTTTAAGCAGACAATGGACAAGTATCCCGGCTCTACCTGCCTGTATCTGGCTATGACTAGAGAGTCAGCCCGTGAAATTATGTGGCCAGTACTACAAGAGATTAATGATAAGTTTGGGTTAGGTTGGGAGTTCTTAGAATCTAAGCTAACCGTGAAAGACCCAAATGGCTCACAACTAAAACTTCTGGGCGCCGATATGAAGAACTTCGTTAAGCGCTTACGGGGCCGCAAGTACCCAGGAATCGGCGTAGACGAGGCCCAAGACTTTGGAACCCACCTGCAGGGGCTTATTGATGATATCCTTACACCCTCTATTGCGGACTATGCCGACGGGTGGCTTGCTCTTACAGGGACACCCGGACCAGTGCCCGCCGGGTACTTCTTTGATGTAACCCAAAATAGGAAGTACGGGTATTCATACCACTCCTGGACCATCCTTGATAACCCCTATATGCCCGACCCTATGGGCTTTATTGCCGATATGAAGGAAAAACGGGAATGGCTAGATGACAACCCCACACTGCGCCGTGAGTGGCGCAATGAATGGGTTCTTGACACCGAATCACTTTGGATACGATACAATGAAAAACTTAACCACTATCAGCAGCTGCCTGATTTTAATTGGACTTATATACTGGGTATCGATATTGGGTATCGGGATGCCGATGCACTGGCTGTCCTGGCCTGGAGTGATAGTACTCCTACTGTTTATTTGGTAGAGGAGCTAATTACTGCTAAGCAGGGACTAACTGAGTTAGCAGATCAAATCAAGGCCTTAGATAAGAAGTACGGTATTTCTAATATGGTCATTGATGCTGGTGGCTTGGGTAAGAAGCTAGCAGAGGAGCTGCGTAGGCAATACCTAATCCCTGTCCAAGATGCTGATAAAGTTAGGAAACAAGAGAATGTTGAGCTTCTTAATGACGCCCTGCGCACCGGGCGCTTTATGGCCAAGTCCGCTAGCCGCTTTGCTAAGGACAGCTACCTTGTTCAAATTGACTGGGAGCGGACAACGCCTAACAAGGTTGTAATCAAGAAAACGCCCCACTCAGATATCATTGACTCTGTACTATATGCCTTTAAGGTATCGCCAGCCTGGAATTACACTAAACCCACAGTTAAGCCAAAGTATGGAACCAAAGAATGGCAAGTTGTTGAGCAATCTAAACAGTTTGACCTGGCCATGGAGCATTTCCAAAGCATAAAAGAAGATAACAATGGCCCTTGGGGAAGTTTCGACTGATTTTAACCGGACGAGCAGCCTTTCGTAGAGGTTTTTACCCGAAATGTTGCCTTTTTTGCAAGAAAAAAAGAAATCCATCGCTGACGTTATAGTCAATGAGCGCCGCCCCGACGAGCCCAAAGAAAAATCTACTCATAGTGACGGTATGTTAGCCGCTGCCCAGGACCTAATTTCGGCTGTTCACGCTAAAGACCATAAAGCCGTTGCCGATGCACTACAGGCTGCCCACGAGATGGCGCAGGAGTACACTCCCGAAATGCCTGACGAACAGGGAGAGGTCTAATGCCTCTCGATAAATCGAAATCTAAACAAGCCTTTAGTAAGAATGTGAGCACTGAAATGGACGCAGGAAAACCCCAAAAACAAGCCTTAGCTATTGCTTATGCGACCAAGCGTCGTAATAAGAAGCCGAAAAAGTATTCTACAGGCGGGCTGCTCGATTCCCCAGAAGACCTTGATAAAACTGGGGATATGCAACCTGATTCCGTTGATGAGTCAATGAGTCACCCGACTGAAATGGAAGTAATGAACAAACGGCGCGCCACCCAAGACGACGACCAGTGGATGCAAAACCCCGACTCTGATGACAACATAAAAGAAAACAATGAAACCATTCGTAAGAAGTTCGCTAATGGCGGGCAAATTCCGGATACCCGTGAAGTTGAGGGCGACCGCCGAATGCTTAGCACTTCTCCTGATGCTGATGAGCCGCAAGAAAGCCGCGCTAATCTAAGCCGTGGCGAGGGCCGTCCCGGTGTTCAACCCAGCGATGGTATTAGCGAAAATGCTGATATTGTTGAAGCTATTATGGCTAAACGCGCCGCTAAAAACGCCGCTCGCTTTGCCGAAGGTGGCCGGATTACCGAAGCCGCTGGCGACACTGATAGTGTGTTTGATGCAGAAGATGCCTTCTCGGGCCACGGCAGTGTTGATGCTAACCTGAAAGAGAACCTGGCTGACGATACTGACGACAGCGACCACGATCATGATCTTATTGGCCAAATCCTAAGCGACCGTAAACGCAAGAGAGGTTAGTCCTCTATGAAAATTGATAACTTAAGCGAGCTATCTAAGCTCCTTGATTTGCTTAATAAGAAGGGTGTAACTGCTTGTTCCGTTGATAACTTAACGTTGACTCTCAGCGGCGAGCAGCGAGTGTCAAACTATAAGCGCAAGCAGTCAGAGACCGAAAGCGCCTTTGGTGAAGAGACCGTTGAGTGGGATGCTCTAAGTCCTGAAGAGCAGCTGTTTTATTCTAGCGGCGCCATTCAAACGGGCCCGAAAGCTGACTAATTGTGAAGATTAAAAAGGTAGATATTAGCGGTCGTTCTAATACAATTAGAATGAAGACCAGCGAGACGGCTAAGAACGTGACTATGGCTGCCTGGTGGCTAGCTGACAATGACGTCAGTGAAGCAGAACAGCTATGTTCTACCACAGCATTCCTTAAGGAGCAGCAAACCTGGCGCCAGCGCCAAATAGCTGTATACGCGAGGTTATATGGTAATCAAAATCTGTTTTCTTTTATTGGCACTGATATGTCACGTATTGGCCAGTACCAGGGACTCCCGACAGACCGCCCAACGTTTAACCTTATTAGCAGTGTCACTGATACTCTTGTTAGTCGTCTTACTCAAAGCCGCCCCGCCCCTGTTTTCTTGACGGATAACAGTGATTATAAAGAGCGTAACTTAGCCAAAAAGCTTAATAATTTCATTCTAGGTGAATTTTATAGCACTAAGGCATATGAGAAGGCCGAATATATACTTCGTGATGCTTTGGTTACCGGCACTGGTATTTGCAAGGTCTATGAGGGGCCCGACAAGAAAGTCTGTTTGGAACGGGTATTACAGACTGAACTATTCACAGATCTGTCTGAGAGTATGTATGATAACCCCAGACAACTGTATCAGATTAAGCTTGTGGACCGTGCCACTCTTATGGATAACTTTCCTAAAGAAGCAAAACAGATTGCC